TCCAATTCGTTCTAATATGAGAAAAGTTTATAATAAACCTCAAATATTAGAAAAAATGGAAAATGATGAAAACATTGAACTTGTTTCACTGACTCATTTTAGAGGAAGAACTTTTGATAATGCGTGTGTAATTATAGATGAGTTTCAAAATTTAACCAAGCAACAATTAGGAATGGTATTAAGTAGATTAGGAAAAGGCTCTACTATGATACTAACTGGCGACGGCCAACAAATTGATTTAAAACACCGGAATGATTCAGCTGTTCATGAAGTGCCTAAAGTAAAAGGTTCAAAATTTGTATATGCTGTTACTTTAAAAGACAATCATAGGCATTCTGCTTTAAATGAAGTATTAAGACTATTACAATCTTACTCTTAAACTTGGATATTATAAAAATAATTCTTATTATATAATAAAAAATGATTAGATATGGTTATGCGTGCGTTAACGCAACATTAACGAATAGGCCTAAAAACTTAGGCGGTAGAGTTACTACTTCTCGTACAGCTAGAAAAGCTTCTTGGTATCCTGATAATTTACAACTTATTAGTGATAAAGCATTAGATAATGCAAAAGATTTACTTACTTATCTTAAGTGGAATGATGAGCATGGTATTACGTTGTTTCGTGTAGGCTCTGAATTATTTCCATGGCATGATCAATACGAATTACACGATCTACCAGACTTTGAAGAAATTGCTCAGCATCTATACGCAGCAGGCCAATATGCTAGACAGAATGGTCATAGGCTAACTACTCATCCTGGTCCATTTCATGTATTAGGTTCTCCTAGACTAGATGTAGTAGAAAAAAGTATTATTGGTTTAGAACGACATTCTGAAATGTTTGATCTTATGGGGTATGAGCCTTCTTTTGAAAATAAAATTAATATTCATGTTGCTGGCGCATATGGAGATCGTGAAGCAACTGCCAAGCGATGGATTAAGACATGGCGAAGGTTATCTGACTCTTGCAAGGCTAGACTAGTTTTAGAAAACGACGACAAGGCTTCAATGTATAGTGTAAGGCATCTATACGAACTTATACACCAAGAAATTGGTATTCCTATTACATTTGACTATTGGCATCATACTTTTTGTACAGGCGATCTAACTGAACAAGAAGCGTTCTTTATGGCAAGGTCTACCTGGGAGAAATATGGCATTACTCAATGTACTCACTATTCTGAGTCTAGACGACAAGAGCAAAAGTTATTAGTTGAAAGAATGTTAGAACGTAATAGTATAGACTTAGAAAATATATCTGAATGGCCTACTATAGAAAAAGAATACAAGAATTTTTGTAAGATCAAAGAACCAGCCCACGCAGACTATATTGTAAATACTCCTAATACGTATGGTGTAGATAATTTAGATATTGTAGTAGAAGCTAAGGCAAAAGAATTAGCTATACTACCAGTATTGGAAAAACAAAAAGAATTACTTATATTATAATTATGATAGAAACTTTAGGATGGATTAGTACTGGATTAGTATTATTAGGTTATATAATGAATGCTCGCCAATTAACTATGTATGCAATGATTGCATGGATTATAGGAGATACAGGATGGATAGTATATGATTTTTTTATTGATAATTTAAGTCACTTAGTATTAAGTTTTGTTATTATATCAATTAATGTATACGGAATGTATAATATAAAAAAAGCAGAAAAACAATAAATGTATCAAAATATAGCATATCATAAGAAAACAGGTACAATGCACGTATGGGATGACGAATTAGGTCATAAGACTTTTAAGTTTAAACCATATGGGTATATTAAAGATCCAAATGGCGAATACCAATCGTTAAATGGAATTAAATTATCAAAAACTCCTGGCAATCATAGAGATAATTCAGATGCATATGAATCTGACTTAAATGAAGAGGTTAGAACATTAGTAGATCTTTATTATGAATCTGATTTAGTATCAGCTAATCATAGTGACTTTTTCTTTGATATTGAAACAGCAAAAGATGAAAATGGATATTCAACTCCAGAAGATGTAAGAACTGAAATAACATCAATAGCATATTATGACAAAGTAGGCAAAGATAGAAGAGTATTAGTTTTAGACAAAGAAAATAGATTACCAGATGACATAATATATGGAGACAATTATACTGTTGAAGTATTTGATAATGAAGCTAACTTATTAATTAAATTTATTAATTATTTTTCAGAAATACAGCCAACTGTTATAACAGGATGGAATACAGATGGATATGATATTCCATATCTTATTAATAGAATTAAAAAAGTTTTAGGACCAAAGTCAGCAAATAAATTATCTCCAGTTGGAATTGTAGAATGGAATAAACATCGTGAACGATATAAAATATTTGGAGTATCTAGTTTAGATTATATTAAATTATATAAAAACTTTACATATACTGAATTGCCTAATTATCGATTAGACACAGTTGGCAAAACAGAATTAAGAAAAGGTAAGATTGAATATGATGGAGACTTAAATGAGTTATTTGCAACTGATATTCATAAATTTATAGAATACAATATGACAGATGTTGATCTTGTTTTTGAATTAGATGAAAAACTACAACTTATAAACTTAGCAAGAACAATATGCCATAAAGGTCATGTTCCATATGAAGATGTTTATTATGCATCTAAATATCTAGATGGTGCTGCAATAGTTGATTTAAAAAGAAATGGATTTGTAGCTCCAAATAAACAATTCAGATTTGTTGAAGACGAAACCCATGATAAATTAGCTGGAGCTTATGTAATGCCTCCTATTCCAGGATTATATAAGTGGATTTATGATTTAGATTTAACATCTCTATATCCAAGCATAATAATGAGTCTTAATATATCTCCAGAAACAAAAATTGGAGTTATACATAATTGGAAACAAGAATCATTATTAAGTAAAGAATCTGTTAGTGTAAATTTAAACGGTCAAACTATTCCAAATATTAAGCAATGGTTAAATGATAATAAATTTACTGTAGCTAGCAATGGAGCAGTATATGATACAAGAAGTAAAGGATTTCTTCCAAAAATTCTTGAAAAATGGTTTGATGAACGTGTTAAATTTAAGAATGAACGAGATAATCATGAAGTAGGAAGTGAAAAATATAAGTTTTATGATGCAATGCAATTAACACAAAAAGTATTGTTGAATTCATTTTATGGAGTATTAGGATTAAAAACATTTAGATTTCACGATTTGGATAATGCCGGCGCTATTACAGCAACTGGCCAAAGTGTTATTAAATTTTCAGCAAAAGTAATTAATGGATATTACAAAAAAGAAATTGGCAAAGATTATTTTATTAATGCAAATGGTAATAAAGCAGAATTTTCTTTCTATACGGATACAGACTCTACATTTGTTTCTAGTTTACCACTTATAGAAAAAAGATATCCAGACTTTGATGAAACTGATGAAAAATTTATGATTGAAAAGACAAATGAAATAGCGTCTGAAATACAAAATCATGTTAATAAAATGTATGATCAATATGCAATACATTTTCATAATACAATTGATCATAGATGGCAAATTAAACAAGAATATGTTGCAAAGTCCGGATTATGGATAGCAAAAAAGAGATATGCTCAATGGGTAATATTTAAAGAAGGTAAACCTACAAATAAATTAGACATAAAAGGCTTAGATGTAGTTAGATCATCATTCCCAACTGAGTTTAAAACAATTATGAAAGAAACATTATGGTATATTCTTAAAGAAAAATCTAAAACAGATACTACCGACTTAATAATGGACTTCAAAGATAAAATTAAAGATGCTAATATATTAGATGTAATGAAAAATACTGGCGTTAAAAATATTACAAAATATATTAAAAAAAGAAAACCATTATCAGGATATATATCAGGAACTCCAGTACATGTTAAATCTTCTATTAATTATAATGATATGTTATATCATTTAGGAATATCTAACAAAATAGAATCTATTAATGACGGAGACAAAATTAAATGGGCATATCTTAAGACAAACTCAATGGGATTTGATACTATTGCATTAAAAGGATATGAAGATCCTGATCAGTTAACAGAGTTTGTTGAAAAATTTATTGATAGAAATAAAATATTTGATAGAGAAATCCGTGGAAAGTTAGATGACTTTTATGCATCTATGAATTGGGATAAATTACCAGAAAATAATAATGTAAATAAATTCTTTTCATTTGGATAATTCAATAAAATTACTTATAATAAAGAAAAAATATGTACGGTAAACATCAATGGAAAGGTAGAGAAGTAGAAGGTCGATATTCAGATCTTATGACTTTCTTTATAAGAGATTTAAATCATAATATGAAAAGTACTTATGGTTTAGAAGTAGAAAATTTTAATGAATATCCTCATTATTATTTTACAATTGAATTCATGAAAAAGTCTATGAAAGACGAAAAATATCTAGAAAGTATTAGACGTATTTTAGATGAATCAAATTGTGCTGTTACCATAGAAGCTACTAAAGACACGTTAGATACAATTAAACCAGATCTATTCAATAGATGTCATATTATATATAGAATTTCAGATCCTTATTTAGAAATGTTAAAAGATACTGACACATTATCAATCGATGCAGGGTGGTATAGAGTTCATCAAGTAACTAAATGCAATATGATGGAAATTCAACCGGATAACTATAAATTTGACGAAGAAATATGAAGTATACAGTAGTAGTATCATTTAGTATAGAAGGATTTCATTGTTGGCCAGAAGCTAAAGAAATATTTCCTGAAGTCGGATTTTTATCTGACAGACATAGGCATATGTTTGGATTTCGTTGTTATGCAAAAGTAAGTCATACAGATAGAGATGAAGAATTTATCTTAATGCAACGAAGATTAAAAAAACAATTAAGAACTAATTTTGGTGGAAATATACTAGAATTTGGTAGAATGAGTTGTGAAGAGATTGGCGAATGGATATTAAATAATAATCCTGGTTACTTATACAAAGTTGAAGTATGGGAAGATTGGGAAAATGGAGCAATAATAGAAAGATAATAAAATGGAAATTAAATTTACAGATCCAGTAACATTATTAAAAAAGACATTCTTATCAAAGGATACAATGTCAATATTTAATAAGTCAAAGAAAAATAAAAATAAAAATATATTTTATTTTGGCTTAGAACCGTTAAAAGCTAGATATACATATCAACTATCTAAAGAATGGATGCCTAATGCATTCAAACCATATGAAAACAGTAAAGTTAACTTTATTGACATTGAAGGAGAATTTGATCCAGATCAGCAAATTAAAATAGGAGCTGTGTTAGATGCAGTTGGTAGAGGTAAATTTGCAATGAGCCAATGTAGTAACTTTTTAGATATGTTAAATAATGATGAAGTCAAAGACGGGGATGTTATATTTCTTCAAGATTATTGGCATCCTGGTATTGAATCAATATTATATGCAATAGATTTATATGGAATTAAATTAGATATATATGCAATGCTTCACGCACAATCAGTTGATGAATATGATTTTACTTATCCTATGAAATCTTGGATGAGAGGATTTGAGTTAGGCTTAGATAAGAGAATGTCTGGTATATTTGTAGGATCGTCTATTCATAAAGATCAATTACGAAATGCTGGATTTGAATCTCCAATACATGTAGTTTCATTACCAATTGATAAACAAGCTACATTAGATAAACTACCCAATTATGATCCAAATGAAGATCGTAAAAAAGTTGTTGTTTCATCTAGTAGATTAGATAAAGAAAAAAATCCATATTTTATGATGAATGTGGCTCAAGAATTTCTTAAAACTCATCCGGATTGGGAATGGCACGTAACAACTTCAGGATCTGAATTTAAATCTATGTTACCAGGAGTTATAGAAAGTCTTAATAAATTAGCATCTAAAAATAAAAGATTTAAGTTACTAAGTAATCTAACAAAAGAAGAATATTATGCAGAACTAGCAACATGCTCTATACAATTTAATACAGCTTTACAAGATTATGTATCATGGACTGTTATAGAAGCAACTATATTTGGAGCTGACATAGTATATCCAAATTTTAGATCATTTCCAGAATTTATAGATAATGATAGATTATATAAAGCATTTGATTTAAATAATGCATTAACAATATTAGATAATGCAATAAAGTCTCCTAAAAAGCATCCATTAATTGGAGATATATCTAATTTAGGTAGAAAAATGGAAGCTTATATAGTATCAAATAAAATTGAAAACGAAATAAATGTGTGGCACGAACAAGATTATTGCTTACACTTATTAAACAACGAGGAATAAAAATGAAAATTGATAAAACTGGTATTGAACAAATACAAAACACAATTGGCACTCCATTTCAAACTTTAGCAGAACAGTTAAGTGAAAAAGGATGTTTAGATAAACAATCAGCTGAAATAGTAACATTTATATTTGAGCAATTATCCAATATTGGAGAAGCAACTGAATGGAATGTTATAGAAGATTAATATGATAGATAAGAATTTTATATATTATCCTTCATTATCTGCTGGCAGTATGGTGTCTGCATTCAAGAAGAATACTAAATTTGAAGACGGAACTACATGTAGATTCTTTTCAAAAGAGTATCCAGAAGAATGGAGACATCCATATTTTCTTATAACTGCAGGACATCATTTTAAGAAAATGGATTTCCGTGATCAAATAGGATTAGATGATGAGGTATTAGTATTTGGAGATTCCGGCGGATTCCAAATAGCAACTGGTGCATTAAAGTGGGATAGCACAATTCGTGAAAGAATATTTGAGTGGTTAGAACATAATTCGGATGTAGCAGCAAATTTAGATATTCCTCCTAGAGCTAAATACGAAAATAGATTTGCAGAATCTATGGATATTAGTTTTGATAATTTTAAATATTTTGAATCTAAGCAAACAGGTAAGACTGATTTTTTAAATGTTATTCAAGGTACATACCATGAAGAATATGAACAATGGTATCATAAATTTAAAGATTTTGCATTTAATGGCTGGTGTATTGGAGGTCCTAAGAAATTAGTAGATTTTATGTATGTTATAGCATTAATGCTTAAAGAAAAAGAATTTGAAAAGAAACACGTAAAGTATATACATTTATTAGGTATATCAAAAATATCAGACTTTTTTATATTAGCAACATTACAAAAATTAGTAAATAAATTGACTGATGATAGAGTATTGTTTTCAACAGATTCTAGTTCACCAGGACAATATCCTGTATTTGGAACATATCTTCATTCTGGTAATTTTAAGACTCAAACATTTACTGAGTTATATTTCCCTAAGAATAATGAGTATAGAAGAAAATCTCATGCAAACCGAGCTAATAAAACAGTAGCTATTGATACATCTAGAAAAGTCCCATGTCAATTAGGATGTCCTGCTTGTAAAGACTTTACATATGATTATTTAGGTG